CTTAGAGCGGTAACCGCCACCACGTTTTTTATAGGTACGTACTAAATATGCATTGGCATAAGCCGAAGGGTACACCTTAAATTTACGCTTAGTTTCAGCTTTGACCCTAGCGTATAAGGCTTTGTTAGTAGGGATTGCTTTTTTCTTAGCCACTACTTACCTCTTAAAACTTTACCTGTTTTTCTTTGAAACATTGGTTTTTTCTTTGGTTTTTTATTTTTCATAGCCTTTGATCTTTTCTTCATTCCTACCATAATATATCCTCCTATATGATTGTCTTAAAGTTACGGTGTCAGCATAATACTCCTGACTCCAGTTGTTGTAGTATCCAATTTTATGTAGAGCTGCAGATGCAGACTCTAGTTCTTCAAATGGCTGGATCAGTACCATAAGAAATTCATTTACAGGCTCCCAG